TATATTTAGGTTATAAGATTTAAAAACAAAAATAATATGTTTGTTCACGTACTACATTTTGATGGTTCTCAAGAATGGATGAATGAAAAAATCGTTCAAAACATTACCAAAAACCAAGACGCTACCTTTACAATTCACCATTTCAATAGTCAAGAAGTAACCGTCCTTGACATTAAATTCGAACGATAAAATAAAAATGGAGTAAGATAAAGATATGGGGTGAGATGGGATGGGGGGGGAGATATGAATAATATGAATAACAATAATCACCAATAATAATAATAATCCCAGCTATATAGGGTGATGGTATAAGGACGATGATATAAAAACGTATCAATACATTCTTCTAACATCCCTTCTAACGCTCTCTTCTAACATCCCTTCTAACGTTCTCTTAACGTTCTTTTGACATTCCTCCTAACATCCCTTCTGTTATCTTTTTTGATATAAAAGGATGTGGTAATGGGTGATCAACTGATAGTGAAGGGTGGGGTAGGGGGAATGGGAATGTTAGGGTATGTGATCAATGGGTAGGGTATGGAGTGGTGGAGAGTTACGGAATCGTGCGCTTTTCCCCACACCCCTCCAACTTTCCTAACATAAAAAATATATATTCCCCCGCAAGGAACGGCGATACTTGCGAGGGGGTTAGGGGGATTGATAAAAAAGAGTAAAAAAAATATAAAAAAAATTAGGGAGAAAAGTGGTAAAAAAAATGAAACTTCTTTAAAAAAACTTGGCGATTTTGAGGAAAGGACATATATTTATACCCGTAATAAAACGTTATTAATCAATTGAATTTCCATAAAACACCACAGCCAGACCCACCAAAGTGTGTATAAGAATGTCGACAGAGCATCGGTTAAGTTAATTGGAAATCCATAAATTAATAATATTTTTTGCAGTTTTTTTGAAAACATTACTTTTCTAAATGGATATTTTCTACTCAGAATTTTAATGAAATATTATGAAGTTTAATGAAAGCATTAAATTAACATAAATTAAGATTCCTAGTTTAAATTAAATACAGAGTGTAAATATAATAAAATTCACTTATGTATCAAAATTCAAAGTCACCCTCATTTTATTCAAAAAATGAATAAATTGGGGGTATTGGTATCTTCACTTTAATGAGTTAATTTAAACATTTGATTAATTATAAAATTTTTATTATATTTAAAATAAAAAAATAAAAAATAATTAATTAATTACCATGAAGACATTTAAAATCCAATCAATCATCCCAGCCACATATTATGAGACTTTTGTTGTAGAAGCAAATAGTGTTGAAGAGGCATTTGAAAAACTCAAAGCAAATGAAGATTGTCAGCTGATTGAAAGCAAAACAACTTTGACACGTGAAGATGTAGAATATAGTTTTCCTGAAGAAATTTGATAATAATTAACAAATAAATTAACTTAAAATTTTATAAATTAAAAAATATTTATTAATAAACCAAATTAAAATGAATAAACAAGAAGATTGGAAAGAGCAGGGGTTTGGAAGTGAGGCTGAATATAAAAAGTTCTTGAGACTTAAGAAAGATGAATTGGTAAATACAATTCTAAACAACCCCAAACTGCTGAATGTATTTAAAAGATTAAATGATAGATAATTAGAATTTTGTTTCACAATAGATAAATCGTATATTTACGTATAAGATTTAAAAACAGATAAAGATGACAATTAACAAAAATTCCCAGTTTTGGATGGAAGTTAAGAATGGAAAAACGATTTTGGTGAATAATAATGAAGTACCAGCTTGTTATTGGAATTTGATTGTGTTGAGGGGGCAGTTGAAAATGTATAGTGTTGGTTTGAAACCAAACCGCCATTGGAAAATTACAGATGTGAAGAAGTATTTTGGATTTAAGGGTAATAATGATCAGTTATTGGGGTTGGTTGAAGGGTTGATTAGTGGATTTAAGGGGCAAGTGGATTGAGGGGTTTGGTTTAGCTTAAATTTGATCGTATATTTAGGTTATAAGATTTAAAAATAAAAAATATGAACGAATTCATCAAAACCATTTTGTCAGCTGTAGCTGGGGCTGTAGTAGTGATTGCTTTGGCTTATGTGGTTTTAGAAATTACGTCAGCCCAGAATCGTGCTTTGGTTGAGCAAATTGAGACTGAAGTAGCTTCAAATTAATTTGGATGCTTGGTTTAATTTAAATTCGTTCGTATATTTAGGTTATAAGATTTAAAAACAAAATAAAAAAACAAAACAACATGTCTAAGCAAACACAAACCCAAACCGCAATGCAAGTTCAAGTTAATGTTGAAAAGCGTAAGCCAGGACGCCCAAAAGGGAGTGGAATTGATTTGAATTCAGCTCGTCAAAAACGATTGGCCGAAATTGCAAACCGCTTAGCTAATGGTGAAGTGATTAAGCGTGGACGACCAGTAGGAACTACAAATCCCGATTCTAAGCGCCAACAGCGAATTGCTGAATTGAATGCTAAGAAGGCTATTGGATTGGGTAAGCCGGGACGTCCGAAAGTTGTAAAAACTGAAGATGTTGTAAAAGCTTAAAAGAAAAATTTTAAGGTAGTGGAGGGTGGGATTCGTAAGGATCCCGCCTTCTGTTTGCCGTACGTACGTACGGCGGTCATGGTAAGTAGTCGCCACATATCTCCCACACGCGTTGTTATCCATCGATGCGGGTATGGTATGTTAGAACAGCATGGGGTTTTTGATGGGGATATAAAATCCTTCCCACCGACAAAATATATACCTATATCCCACCCCCCCACAACTTATCCACAATTTCCATTTTGCCAAAGGAATTCAAAATCCAAAAATCCACAAAAAAAGAAGGCTAAAATCCTTTTATATCGAAAAAAATATATACTATATTTATAAACACATAAACTTCAACCTTTAATGATCTATGGACGAAGAAGAAATTACACACCAAGAATGGGACGACAACGATTGGCACCCCCACGATAATTTTTAATTAACCTCAATATACCCAGAGTTGAAACCTACTAAAATACTTCTTAAAGAAATAGAGTACGGAAAAAATCTATTTGCAGATGACACCCCTACCCTACAAAAGCCACATTCTGTCCCTTCTAGTTTTACAGATAATATTACCGATTTTATAGGTGGGGAAAAAAACCTAGAACCCAATACCGAGGATGAAAACCTTCTCCTAACATCCCTAAAAGTATTTACAAACATAGAGGGTGTGTATAGTGATGTCCCCCAAACACTAGCCAATAGTGCCAAATCACTCTTATCCTTAAAGTCTAAATTTCCCAGAATCCTAGATCCACAATCCACTACTGGTCAGTCTATCACTTCTATTAATTCTACTCCTATGGTTTATAGGGGGGCTACCATACCACTTTCCACTTTTAACAAATTAAATTGGGATGATTCCCAAATCATAAATTTTGATATGTTATATGTTGAGAACCCTGGTTTAGAAGTTTCCCCACGCAGTGAAAGAGGTATCCATTCGTTCACTACTTCTCTTAATGTAGCCCAGATTTTCGCGTATAAAAACGCACCACGCATTAAGGACACCACCCCCGATAGAGTCGGAGTTATAGTGGCAGTTCCACTGGATGATCCGCATTTATTGTTTAATCCTGACTTTGTTGATTTAGTATCTGAATTTAAGGAAAGGGAAGTTTTATTTGTAGGTAATACTTTTAAACCTGCTTATTTTATAATAAATGACACCACTGCTTATAGATTAAGGATTGGTCAATATAAATCCGAACCTTTGGATGGTGGGATGGATAGTCTTTTAGAGTTAGAATCTTTTCCTCCTCTACCTCGTTTTTTATCCAATCTTTCAAATTTTATTGGAGAAAAGTTATTTAAGGTGTTATTAAATAGAGGGAATATTGAGAAACTTATTGGTGAACTTGAAAGAGTTTTCTTCAAACATGTTTCTTATGATGAGGAAAAAATTAAGATCATTAACGCTATTACCAACGATTTAAGGAACAAGGTAAATACCGGAAAAGTTACTACCTTAGGGCAATATTTTAGGGAGATGAGCAAAACGCAGTACGATATACGTTATAATTTGATGGCTAACAAATTAGATAAGGTAAAAGATCCTAAGGATATTTAGGTGACACTTTTGAGTCTGAATATTTCTTGGTGGGTGATTCTATTATTTCAAAGTTTAAGGTGGGGCCTTATGGTTCTGAAAGTTAAGATTTAGTATATACGGATATTTTGAGGGGGTGTGGGTATTACTTGCATGCATATTTATTAATATGGCAACATATACAAGACAACAATTGAGAGATGGGGTTACGGCTTCTGCTAATTTAACAACTGCTACAACTTTTACTTTGGTTAATAATATACCAAATGTTACTTATTTTGTTATAGAAGGAACTTCTTATACTTTAGATAGTATTCCTTATTATAGACAAATTTTTAGTTCTGCTTCTGTTACTTCTCTTGTGAATTGTTCTATGGTAACTGAATCAATGCATGCTGGTTTTATTGTAAACTCATCATCTACTGCTACTTTTTCATTTACTCCATCTGTTACTATACCTGCTTCTCATATTAGATTTGTGGCTACTAATCCTACTATTTTAAGTGGATCTACTTCTACTATATACGGCATAGAACTTACTACTTCTTAAAAAGACTTTTTTAAAAAATTTGGCTTTACAGGCAAAAGTTCTTATATTTAGGGTGTAAATTAAGAAATAAAAAGAAAAAATGACTATTTCAGCACTGCCCGAATTGACAAATGAGTTTGCTTCAAAACTTATTGAGAATGAATGTTCATTCAATGAGCTTATTATTACAGCTGCTTTGATTAAAAAATATCTTAAGGCATCTGTATCAGACCATGTTGAAGCTTCGTTTGATGAAGAACATGCTCTCAATATTATGGTTGACCAATATGGAATTGCTAATTACGAAGAAGCCGAAAAAGATTTGCTCGAATTTCAAGCACTTTTTAATTAAAAAATTTGACTTCACACTCTAAGTTTATTACATTTAAATCAAAAATAAAAAAATAAAGTCATGGAATTTCTTACAAGAGACCAAATTAAAAAGGAAGCACCTTCAGTTTTTACTACTCATAAAATGGAAGGTTCTTCAGACAAGTATGTTCACATCCCAACTGATCGCATCATTGATGATATGGAGAAAATGGGATGGGGTGTTAGTAAAGCTGTTGAAGTTAAAGCCCGCCGTAACAAAGGCTTTCAAAAGCATATGCTTGTATTCCGCAACCCCGAGATTGTAATTGAGGGTAGTGATAGTGATATTGTTTACCCACAAATTCTTATCTCAAATTCTCACGATGGGAAAAATAGTTTTCAATTTACAGCGGGGTTGTTTAGGCTGGTTTGTTCCAATGGTTTGGTAGTTGCTACTGAACATTTTGCTGATAAAAAAATTCGCCATATGGGTTACTCGTTTGAAGAAGTCCAAACAATTGTATCTGAGTTGGTAGAGCAACTCCCAGTCACTGTTGAAGTGATGAATAAGTTTAAAAATACTAACTTGTCTCAAGAACAGAAAGTAGAATTTGCTAAAAAGGCTCTTGAAACTCGTTTTGAAAAAGTTAATGAAAATCAAAATATTGTTAAGGATTATGGTATTAATATTGAAGAAGTTCTCAAACCTACTCGCAAGGAAGATGAGGGGAATGATTTGTGGAATGTATTTAATGTACTCCAAGAAAAAATAATTGATGGGGATTTTGAATATATTAGTGGTGCTAAGCTTCGTAAAGCTCGTCGAGTTAAAAATTTCAAGCAGGATTTGAAAATTAATAAAGAGTTGTATGAAATCGCTTCTCAATTTATTTGAGATTTATTATATGTCATGTTGTTTAAGGGGGAGGTAAAGGATCTCCCCCAATAACAAAAAATTAAAATTATGGAATCTAATTATAAAGATGTTGTTGATGCTATCCTAAAAGAAGCCAGCAAGCATGGCCTTGTAACTGAAGTTAGGTCTACTGCTATAGCTTTTATGATGGAAGATCCCACCTTAGATTCAGGGTCAGCTTATTTTATGGCTGGTCAGGAATGGGATATTTGGTAATAGAATTTAATATTTAAACTAAAATAAAAACATGAAAAAACTATTTGTTATCTTGGCCGTAATCGGCTTTGTAGGATGTGAATCTAACCCACACCCAACTAATGTTGAATGTAATCATGACTCTACTCAGGTAGTAGCAGATTCAATCCCAACAGCAGATTCTACAGCAGTAGATTCTGTTGTAGTAGCTCAGTAATGAGCTCAAGCCCAAGTGGTGGAATGGTAGACACGCTGGTCTTAGGAACCAGTGCGAAAGCGTGAGAGTTCGAATCTCTCCTTGGGTACCAATTTAAATAATCTATGAAATTTAGAAAAGTTGATGGGGAATTAGTAAACCCTATTAATCATACTGCTAAAATGATAGGTGTTAACCCCTTTATAGAAGTACATATAGGGACGGATTCTCAACGATATGGTTCAGAAATTACATACGTTACAGCCATAGCTTATAGATATCCTAATAATGGAGTTCATTATATTTATCAAAAACAAACTTTCCTACCAATAAAAGACAATTGGATGAGGTTATGGAAGGAAACTGAGTTGTCAATTGGGATGGCTAATTTGATAACTGACAATATTCCAAGTATTAGAGTTGAGATTGACTTAGATTATAATGATGATGAATATTTTTTTAGTAATAAGTTAGTTTCTGCTGCTAAGGGGTGGGTTACTTCGTTAGGGTATAAAGCTAATATCAAACCTAACATGCAAATCGCAACAAAAGCAGCAGATTACCATTGTAAGTAATATTTATTACCATAACATGCCAATAGATCCCAATAAAATATTTAATTTATTTGATGGGAAAGGATCTACTAATTCAGATTATAAAAAATCTACTCCACTTCCTACTTTAGATCCTAAATCTTTCCCCTATATTTTAGGAATGTTTAAAAAACTTATTTTAAACTACCATAATTATAGTGAAAGTATAATTAAAATGTTAATTAAGGCTGGAGGTGACTTAAATATAGATCAAGTGCGAGAATCCAGTGAAATTATGTTATACACACAAGCATATGAATACTTGCTCGATTTGGATTTAGACGATGAAAATTTGGTGGATTTCATCGTAAAAAAGCAAGATATAGAGCTAAAAACGGCTTTGGAATTAGCAATACGTTTTTTTGAGGATTATGAAGAATATGAAAAGTGTATTGTAGTTAAAAAACTTTTAGATTTCTTTTCAAAATGATTTGGCTTCCCAATAATTCCTTAGTAACTTCAATTACAAATTTAAAAAATAAAAAAATGAGACAAAGAGATTACATTAACAATCAGATAGATAGATTGGAAGCAAAAATGAAGCATATCGATTTTTACGCTTCAAGAAATGATTTAGACAACATTAGAGTTAGCTTAACTGAATGTTTGGAACAATTGGGTGATATTAGGTCCTCAATTGAAAGAGAGTCTATGAGTGATCGGGAAATTAATAAAATTTAAAATAAAAAAATGGTTTTAACTGCTGAACAAATTCAACAGAATTGGATTGATCTTGAAGAAACAATCAAAGTCTTCATCAAAGAACCACGCCGTTCTCAATTGTTAGATTTTTATGATACTTATTCTGAGCGCATCATGCTTATGCCTGCTGCTCATAAGAAGGAATATCATAATGCTTTCCCAGGTGGTTATGTAGATCATGTTCTGAGAGTGGTAGATTGTGCCTTAAAATTAAATAAGGTTTGGATTGAGATGGGAGTGGATACTTCTACCTACACTGAAGAGGAATTGGTGTTTTCGGCTCTAAACCATGACTTAGGTAAAATTGGGGATGAACAATATGAAGCTTACATCCCCCAGACTGACCAATGGAGAAGGGATAAGTTGGGAGAAGTTTATCAACATAGTGAAAAGTTAGCTTTTGCTTCTGTTCCTGATCGAGGATTGTATTTGCTCCAAGCTCATGGTATTAAATACACCTTTAATGAAATGATTGCCATCCAGACTCATGATGGTTTGTATGACGAAGCTAATAAAAAATACTTACTTAGTTTTTCTCCTTCTACTAAGCCTCGAACTTCTCTTCCTTACATTCTACATCAAGCTGACTTAATGGCTGCCAGAATTGAGTTTGAAAAAGAATGGCTTCCAACTTTTAGAGAAACTAAAGTTGAAACTAAAAATGAAAATTTTTCTCTAAATAAAGAGAAAAAAACACCTGTTAAACAAAAGGCTTTAAGCAGTATTAAAAGTGAAGGCCTTAAAAACCTATTAGACAATCTATGATTACAATAATAATTAGTATTTTAAGTTGCTTGGTCGTGATCCTAGGGTTCACGACCTTCAACCTTCTTAGAAAGAATGAAAAGCAAGAAGACATTTTAGTTGAGTATCAAAATTATTTAGATAGCCTTTCTAAAATAGTTGAATTTGCAGATGAAAAAATTAAAAATATAGATAGTAGAGGCATTTTTAAAACCGATGATGAAGTAGGTTTTATATATGATGAAATTAAAAATCTACAAAAGGTTCTATCTAACTTTAGAATAGATAAATTATGATAGAAACAATCGAAAAGAAAAAAAAACCATCATCAAATAATTATTTTACTCAAGAGACTGAGGATGCTATAGTAGCCTATAACAAGGCTACTTCTACTGATGAGAAGGAAAAAATTTATCATAGGCACATCCATTATGCCTTTTTTAAGTTAACTGAAAATATTATTCATACTTTCAAATTTTATTACACTGAAGTAGATAATATCGAGGATTTACAACATGAAATTATAACTTTCCTTCTTCAAAAAATACACCTTTTCAATCCTGAGAAGGGGGCTAAAGCATATTCCTATTTTGGGACTATAGTTAAAAGATACCTTATCATTCAGAATACTCGAAACTATAAAAAACGAGTCGATAAAGCCCCAGTTGAAGAACTATATAAGGATACAAATCATTCCTATGAGTTAGATACTCCTCTAAACCAAGCAGATTATATTTCAGACTTTTTAGATCAATATGTAGATTATTGTTCTGATAATATTTATGAGCTTTTTCCTAAAGATAGAGATGCTCAAGTAGCAGATGCTATTTTAGAAGTATTTAGAAAAAGAGAAAACATAGATATATTTAATAAAAAAGCTCTTTACATCTATATTAGAGAGATTATAGACGTTAAAACCCCACATATAACTCGTGTAGCAGATCGTTTAGGTGAAATATATAAAGAACAATATGTTTTTTATTTAAATAACGGGTATGCTAACTTCTAATTAAAATATATTTATTATCATGGGTAAGTTTGATAAAAAAATTTTTGGTAAAGTAACTTTCTCTAACCTTTTAGAGGAAATTTACAACAACCAAAAAAAGAAAGAAGAACAAATCTCAGTTTTAATTCAGGAACTTAAACCAATGGTTCAAGAGATTGGTGATGCTACTCTCATAGTTCCCTTGATTAAAGAATATCTCGAAATTGGAGTTAAAAACGATGAAGCCCTAATTAAAATGGCTACCATTGTTCAACGTTCTATGCAGGTTGATGAAAATGGAGATTCATTTGGTATGACCGAAGCTGAGAAACAGCAGTTATTGGATGAAGTAAAAAAATTCAATGGTGATAAAGATAAAAAATAATGCCCAATCCTATCTATGGCATATCAGGTTTATCTAAAAACGCCTTAAGCCCTAATAACATTCCTCCTTCTATATCTGAGAAGGTAATTTTTATAAAAAGGGTTAAAGATATAATTTTAGACTCAAATCACCCCAAATTTAAAGAATATGGGGAATGGGCTTCTATAGGGTTAATATTTACAGAGGAAGTATCTCAACCTACTAATAATACTTCTAATTTAACAATTGTTTATCCCTTATTCCCTAACATTAAGTTATATCCTTTACTAAACGAGATTGTTACTGTCCTCTCTTTACCATCAACTGAGGTAGAGCAGAGCTCTAATGCTTCTAGACTTTACTACTTCCCCCCTACCAACATATGGGGGAGCCAACACCATAATGCCATCCCCGGAGTATCTAATCTTTCTCCTTCTCAACAAAAAGATTATCAACAAACCGAAGCTGGGAGTGTTAGGAAAGTAACAGATGGTGGAACTGAAATTGAGTTAGGTAAAACATTTAAAGAGCAATTAAATATTAATCCCCTTCAACCTTTTGAAGGCGATCATATTTTAGAAGGCAGATTTGGAAATTCTTTAAGATTTGGAAGTAGTCAAGGTAAGGATCCTATAACTAAAATTAGAAATGGGCAGGGTCCTCAAACCAATGAAGGTTGGACAACTATAGAGGAAAATATTCAAGAAGATAAGGCTTCTATTTATCTAACTTCAACTCAACAAGTTTCCCTCCAACCCAATACTTTTAACTATAATTCCTACTCTACGGCCCCTGAGTCGGTCAATCAATACTCTAAACCCCAAATACTACTTAACTCAGGCCGAATAGTATTAAATGCTAACCAAGACCATATACTACTAAGCTCAGCTAAATCTATAAACTTAAACTCCCAAGATTCAGTTAATATAGACAGCAAAAATAGAGTAGTAGTTAATTCACCTCAAATTTATTTAGGTGGTAAAAATGCTTCTGAACCCTTATTGTTAGGTAATAAAACAATTGATTTATTGAGAGATGTATTAACCGCTCTTCAATCTACTCTAAATCAACTCCAAGTCTTAACCAGCCTACCCCCAGGAGCTCCTTTTGCTCCCCTCAATATCCAATCTGCTGTAGCTAACCAGACTATTAGTAAAGCTTTAGCAACTTTAGAAACTTTAAAATCACCTAATAATAAAACATTATAATGTCATCATCAGGTCTTTTACAAAGTTTAGCTAAAAAAGTAGCAGGAATTCAAGAACGTTTATTAACTCAAATAAATAAACTTAAAAATAAATTTCCTCAAGATGCGTGTCCTACTAAGGAAGAACTCCTCAACATTATAGAAAAACGAAATGCTTTAGCAGGTGGGGTAAACCAGCTACAAAACCAAATCGTAACTTTAGGTAGAACCGGAGATTTAATTACTAAAATAGTTACTCCACTCCCTCCTGCTCTTACATTATTAAAAGTTCTTCCTTTACCTACCGCTGTCCCTGGAGTAACAGCAGGTAGTTTGGTGACATTATCCGATATATTTAGTACTTTAAAAGAAATTTTAACTCGATTTAAATCAATAGCCGGAGGATTTGATTTTTTAGAAAATTTTGCTTTATCTATTTTAAATAAAATTAACGATGAGTTAAAAAAATTAGATGTTTTAATTGAAAAATGCGCTAAAGAATTAAATATTGAATATGAAGTAATTAATGATGAATTAAATCAAGATATCACTGAAGAAGGTTTTGGAGTTTATAAAGGATTTACTTTTGAAATAAAATATGATGGGTTAAATCAAACTCCTTACCCTAAAAGATTTGCTCAAGCATTAGATAAAAATGGGGTAATCAAACTTAAAAGTGAATCATCATTTGCTTCAAACCCTAATGTTTTAATTGAAGAACTCAAATTTATAATTGATACCCAGAATTTAAAAGGTGATTAACATAATATTTATAAACAATGAAGACTAACACTTTCAAATCCATAATTAAAGAAGCCGTTAGAGAGGTTATTAGAGAAGAACTAAAGGAAATTTTGTTAGAAGCTGTAAAAGCTCCTAAACAAACTATTACAGAATATATTCCTCCCTCTCCTTCTTATTCTTCTTCTCCTTCACTAACTATGGAACAAAAAAGAGAACAATATAAAAATATTTTAGGTGAAACTGCTGCTGGTTTTACAACTCAAAATGTAGCTCAATTTAATCCTATGGGGACCCTACCCGGGGGTGATCTTCCTTCTGGAGAGTTAAGCATGAATCAAATTATGAATTTAATGAATAAATAATGGCTATAAAAATAGGAAACCTTCCTGCTGTTGATCAACAATCTCCTGCTATTGGGATAGGGATAGGTATTCCTTTTTTATCTACTGCTACTTCTGGTTCAGATTCAATCTTTAGAATAAACTATACGACTGCTGACCAGATAAAGTCTAATATGATTAATTATTTCCTTCATATTAGAGGAGAAAGACCATTAAACCCCGACTTTGGGGGTAGATTACATGAATTTTTATTTGAACAAGACTCCTCATTTTCCAATGAAGTTGTTAAAACCTACATTCAAAACGAGATAGTATCCCTATTCCCAGTTGTGAAACTAAAAGAAGTTAAAGTTATATCCAATTCAGAATACAATATAATCACAATTCAAATATCATATTCTGTCTTTACAAGTTTAAACGAATTTATAGAACTTAACATACCCTTATAATGCCATATGATTTAATAAATAGTAATAATGGGGTTAATAGAGATATTAAATATATTAATAGGGACTTTTCTGAATTAAGAAATAACCTTATTAATTTTGCTAAAATCTATTTCCCAACTACTGTAACCGATTTCAGCCCATCCTCCCCAGGCACAATGTTCATGGAGATGGCTGCCTATGTTGGTGATGTTATGGCTTTTTATACTGATAACCAAATTCAGGAAAACTTTACTCAATACGCTCGACAATTTAATAATTTGTATGATTTAGCGTATATGATGGGGTATAAACCTAAAGTAACAGGAGTTTCAACTACTGATATTGAGGTATTCCAAATTGTTCCTGCTGTATATGATTCTACTTTAGGCCAAAATGTTCCCGACTTTAGGTATAGTTTAATTATACCCCAAAACACTTCTATTAATAACTCAACTCTCCTAGGAACTTCATTCCTTACTCAAGATGTCGTTGACTTTAGCCAATCCAGCTCATTAGACCCCACTATTGTTAGTGTATATGAAATAGAGGGAGAACAGCCAAAATCATTCCTTCTTAAAAAAACTATTAAAGCTATATCAGCCCAAATAAAAACTACTACATATTCTGTCGGAAATCCGGTTAAATTTGAAACTATAGAAATATCCGATGCCAATATAGTGGGTATATTAGATATTACAGATAGTGACGGAAAGGAATGGTATGAAGTAGATTATTTAGCCCAAGAAACAATATTTGAATCAGTTAAAAATTCAAATCCTTTCCCTGATCCTAATGCCCAAGCTGATGCTTCCTCTGCTCCTTACATACTACAATTAAAAAAGGTCCCAAGAAGATTTGTATCAAGATTTATTAATCCCACAACTTTACAACTCCAATTTGGAGCCGGAACTACTAATGATGTAGATGAAATTTTAATCCCTAATCCTGATAATGTAGGGTTAGGATTACCTTCTATTCAAAATAAATTAACAACTGCTTTTTCTCCTTCTAACTTTTTATTTACTAAAACTTATGGTATTGCCCCTAGTAATACTACCTTAACTATAAGGTACTTAGTAGGAGGAGGGTTAGGAGCAAACACTCCAGCAGGAACATTAACGAATTTTAATTCTACAGCTGGGGTTAAATTTACTACTAATGATTTAGACCCTGTTTTGGCTCAAACTTCATTTAATTCTTTAGCAATCACTAACCCAAATGCCTCATCAGGAGGTAATAGTGGTGATTCTGAGATAGATTTGAGGTATAATTCTTTAGCTAATTATGCTGCTCAATTAAGGACAGTTACTCAGGAAGATTATTTAGTTAGAGCTTTAAGTATGCCTTCTCTATATGGTTCTATAGCTAAAGCTTATATAGAACCTACTAAATTGGAAAATTTAGCATTAGGAGAAACTCCTACAAGCTTAGATTTGTATGTTTTAGCATTTGACCAAAATAAAAAATTAACTTTAGCTTCAACTACTCTAAAACAAAATTTAGCTACTTATCTTTCTCAATATAGGATTATAAATGATTCTATTAGAATTAAAGATGCTTTTATAATCAATATAGGTGTGAACTTTGATGTTTTAGTATTACCTAATTTTAACAGCAACGAAGTTTTAGCTCAATGTATAACTGAGTTAAAGAGATATTTTGATGTGAATAATTCTCAAATTAATCAACCTATATTCCTAAATGAATTATATTCACTTTTGAATGGTATAAGAGGAGTTCAAAACGTAAAAAATGTTTCTATTATTAACAGAGTAGGAGAAAACTTAGGATATTCTAAGTATGCTTATAATATTGAAGGAGCATTGAGTAATAATGTTGTTTATCCTTCTCAAGATCCTTCAATTTTTGAAGTTAAATTTCCTGATGTAGATATAAAAGGTAGAGTAGTATCAATCTAAAACACTATGGCAATATATAAACTATTCCCCGAAAAAGACGCTACAATATATTCCGGCTATCCTCTTATGAATACTGGGTTAGACGAGATTTTAGAAGCTTCTACTTTTTATAATACTAATAGTCCTGAAGTAAGTAGATATCTTATTAAATTTTCTCAAAATGAAATAAACGATTTATTTACAAATTACATTACTACCTTACCCTACCAAGTTAACCTAAGAAACTATGTAGCTAATGTAACAGGATTAAACACTGATACTACACTTGAAGTATACCCAATTTCAGGTGCTTGGAATATGGGAACTGGTCGATATGCCAATTCACCTCAAGTAACTAATGGCGTATCTTGGAAATACCAAACCTTATCTGGCTCAGGAGAATGGCCAACTACATTTACCGCTTACGTTACAGCATCTTACCCTTCTACTAATTCTGGAGGAGGAGTATGGTATACTGGGTCTGCTTTAGGGTTAGTCATAACAGCTTCCCAAACTTTTAGTTATTCAAGTGATAAGGACTTAAATGTTAATGTAACTAATATAGTTAGAAATTGGTATAGTTCTTCCCAAAATTTAGGTGGGTTTAACAATGATGGTTTTATTGTTAAACAATCCAAGTCAAGTGAGTTTGTAGCAAGCCAAGATTATGTTACTACTATTAAGTATTTTTCTATAGATACTCATACTATATACCCACCTTGCCTTGAATTTAGATGGAGAGATTATGAATTTAACACGGGGTCCTCAACAAATACTATAATTAATACTTCAAGATTAGTAGCTACGTTAGGAGATAATGGGGGGTATTATAGGTTAGGCAGCATTGAAAAGTTCCGTGTCAATTGCCGCCCTCAATTCCCAGCTCGAACATTCCAAACTGCTTCTTCTTACATAACAAATTACTATTTACCCACATCATCCTACTACGCTATAAAAGATTTAGATACGAATGAATTTGTTATAGATTTTGATACAAATTATACCCAACTAAGTGCTGATAGTGAAAGTAGTTATTTTACTTTATACATGAATGGTTTAGAACCCGAAAGATACTATCAGGTTCTTATTAAAACCATAATAGGAGGAGAAACATTAATTTTGGATGATAATTATTATTTTAAAGTAATTAACGGATGATAGACTCTGGTAGTAAATTAGATTTAGTAAAAAAGCTTTATGATAAAGAAGCTTATTTAAATACTATTGACACTCAATTTACTGAGCTAGTCTCTATTTCTCCTGAACCTGAACCCGAGGTTAGTGTAGATAAATTTTTTCAACAATATAATGATTTATTTTATGATATTCCTAAATTTGGAGAATTAAATTCTCACGAATATCTCATAAAACAAAGTACAGATTATGTAGGTTCTACAATACTAACTGATGATATACAAGCTTTATTGGATGAAATAACATCACTTCGTGAAGAAAACTTGGAGCTTCAAAGAAATATTATAGACTTAACGACCAATACTAATTCTTGATTATGGTTAATATAACACCTTTATTTTCAACGTCCGACTCAATACATCAAGAATACACCTCAGAACAAGAGGTGCTAATACCTTCTATACTATCTTCTTCCCTTTTTAATCCCGAAACGGATTATGTAGTATTTTCATTAGAAAATATTAATGGTGATCTTTTATATACTACTAAAAACGCTCGCTATGTAGTTAGAGATGTCCCTAATACTATAACCAAAAAATCTACCCCAGAAATTATAACTTTTCCTTTAGAGGACATTAAAAATTCTGAGTATAGTGAAGGAGAATATAATGTATTTTATAATTTCTATAGAACTGCTTTAGAGTCAGACGTCTATTCCTTTTTTATTAAAGAAATATCCCCTAACCGAACCGAAGTTAGATTATCAGTTAATAATGTAGAAAATACAAAAATTCAAACATTATTTAATGAGTTTAAAACTTTATTAGATAGTGGGACCCACTTTAAAGATTTTTATTTAAATATTGGAGATTATTATTACATAGCAGTTAACACTCAGTTAGATACTACTGCTTCTCCTTATACTATTTTATTTAAAACTTACCAACCTCTTCCACCAGATGTTAATGTAAATTCTCAAGTTCAAGTTGTATTTGAAACAGCCGAAACTTATGGATTTAATGTTAGTATACCCATTACTCCTATTACTTTTGATGAAGAGGTAGAATATATAAAAGGACCTAATTTTAATTTGGGTATTATTGATGAAGTTAATAACTCAACATTTGAACAAAGTTATAGTTCATTAGTTGAAACCCCCTTAACTTCATCATATAATCAAATCCAAAATCTCCTTACTCAAAAAGGAGTTACAATAGATACTGACTATACAGATTTCTCTAATTTTATCCATTTCAGTTCAGCCCAACAAAGACTACTTAATTTTTATTATAAAGTAAGCCTTATTGAAAGTTATAATAATGATATTACTACTTTATTAACTATAACGGGCTCTACTTCATCCTCTATAGCAGTTACTTCAAGCATCCAAAGTATCCAAAACCAAATTACAGACTTAATAAAAGGTTTTGATGGTTATGAAAATTTCCTTTACTATACTTCGGGAACTTATGCTTACCCTAAGTCTAATTCTACCCAACCTTATACTTTATATTCTACAGGTAGTAATGAAGTTTTAACTTGGATTGGGAGCACAAATGAATACTCCGGAGTTTATGGAGGGATGATTCTATCAGCTTCTATTTTTGATAGCCAAAACCAAGATTATCTATACAATTCAGTCCCTAAATACATAAAAGAAGACCCCATAAATGCTGGGTATGAGCTTTTTATAAGTATGGTAGGTCAACATTTTGATAATCTTTACATTTATATAGATGCTATAACTGATAGATATGATGCTGATAATAGAGTAAATTATGGTATTCCTAAAGAATTAGTAGCAGATGCTCTAAAATCTATGGGTATAAAATTATACCAAAATAATTTCTCATCAGATGATTTATATGCTGCTTTTTTAGGTATTAATGGATCTGGTAATTTCTTACCTCCAACTGGCTCTGAAGTAATAACTAATTATGTTACTGCTTCAAATGATCCTATCCCTTTAAATAATTTAAATTTAGAAACATATAAGCGTTTATATCATAACTTACCTTATATACTTAAGAAAAAAGGCACAATTGAAGGATTAAGAGCTCTAATTACTTGTTTTGGCATTCCTGATACTATATTAAGGATATCTGAGTTTGGAGGTAAAGATAAGGATAATTCTAATGATTGGGATTATTTCCAAAATAAATTTAATTATGCTTTATATAATAGCGGATCTACTACAACTAGTAGAATAGTAGGAGATTGGCCTCTCAACCCATTGTGGGGTAGTTTAGGATCTATGCCTGGGTCTTTGGTTTTGAGATTTAAACCCTCTTCTCTCCCCACCTCAGAAAACCATTCCTTGTTATTTACAATATGGGATAGTAATATAACTCAAAATAGAGGTTACATAACACTTAGCTATACGGGGTCCTCATTATCTAGTGGGTCCTATTCAGGATCTATACCTTCTTCCTCTAAAGATTATGCCACTTTAAAATATTGGAACGGGACTAGTGAACTTATGTCTGTGGATGCCCCATTCTATAATGATAATTGGTGGTCTATTTTAATAAATAGAACCACTACAGATATGAACTTGTATATAGCTGAAAAAATATACACAGGTAATGATGGATTTAAAATTGGGTACACTGCTTCAGATACACACACTGGGGCTATAACTACAGGTTGGGCGGGGGGGGCTATATTTTATCTTCCTAGTAGTGGATCTAGCGGAATAACTTTAGGGGGTAAATCATATTATGGATTAACTGGGTCCTTCCAAGAATTAAGATTATACGCTAATGCTTTATCAGAAAATTCATTCCATGATTTTGTGATGAATCCTTATTCTATAGAAACCCTTAATTATTCGTCTTCTGCTAATTATTTAGCTTTTAGAGCACCATTGGGTTCAGACTTAATAACAACTACGGGCACTAGAACATCTATTCATCCTAAAATAACAGGATCATTTATTACTAATTCTTTTGCTGCTACTAGTACTTATACTATTGGAACCAATTTAACATTTGCCCCCCAAACAGAATTTATATACTATGACCAGCCTGCTGTTGGTATTCGCAATAGAATTTCCGAAAAAATACGAATAGAAGACAACATCATACCCTCCGGTGATACACTTACCCCATACAGAAGTCTCCAACAAAGATACCCTCAAAGTGAAAGTTATACTCGAGATGTAAATTATGTTGAAGTAGCTTTTTCACCTCAAAATGAAATTAATGACGACATTAATTCATCAATGGGTTATTTTAATATTGGAGAATACATTGGAGATCCTCGCCAAATATCAGAATCAACATACACATACCCTGATTTAGACAAATTACGTGATTCTTATTTTGACAAATATTTTAAAAACTACAATTGGAATGATTACATAAGGCTTATCAAATATTTTGATAATTCTTTATTTAAAATGATTAAAGACTTTACTCCTGCTAGAAGTGGATTAGCTACAGGGGTAGTCATTAAACAACATTTACTTGAAAGAAATAGACAAAGACCAGCACAAGTTGAAATTTCTCAACATGATTATAGTGGGTCTATAGAATCTGGTTTTGTAAGTGGGGGTAGTGGTGGAGTTTATGATGATTTAAACTTAGTTTCCCCCCAAGTAACCCAAAGTTGGACTTATGAAGTAGACACTCAATATGGACCCCAAATTATAACTCAATCTACAGAAGATGAATTTTATAATGGTGAATTAAAAGGAACAGAATATGAAGTTACTAATGGGGAATTAAATGATTGGAATACTTCAAAATATTCTTCTACTTTAGAAATTAATTACACAACTTATCTTTACAATTCATCTACTAGCTCTCTTGAAGTATTTAATAATATAGCTACTTCACCAAATGCTGGTGAGATATATTTATGGTATGATACAGGTAGCACCACTAATACTGGACAAGGTCTTCCTCCCCCCTCAATGTTTCAACCTGGTTAATAATATATAAAAATGTCTGAAGTAACAAAAGGAGTAAAGTATTTAAAAATAAATCGCTTAGATGCTGATGGGGAAGATTATGGATCTAGAATACAAAATGCTGATAATATCAGAATCAATTTTAATGATGTTGGCCCAGTTCAATATAATATATTAACTATCCAACCACAATCTGATTATTATTTGTTGGGAGTTATAAATCAGCCTGTTACATCTTCAAATCCTGGGAAGTTTGGTTTTAGCTTATATGCTAGTAGATCATATAACACTTCAGATGTTACTAATATCCCTTCATGGAAGACTTCTATCTCAGACCAATATTTTTTTGGATTAGGTACAGTTGAAACAGCTGGAGGAGATGCTACTGATTATTGGATCGCTGGGGATGTTAATGCTAGATCAAGCAGCTATGAATTCAGAGCTACCCCTAATGAAAATCTTAGATTACTATTTACTTGTTCCATTATAAATGGTAACACCTCCCAAGCTCAATTCCAAGCTTCAGCTTGGTTTTTTAACTCAAATAATCAACTTATAGATGCTTCTAACACTTTCTTCATAGACACAATCCTAGGATCTTCTACAAAGACTATGTCAGGTTCTATAACTCTTTCATCAAGTTTACTTAATTTAGCTCTGGATGGTAATGTAGTAAGAATCGTTGGGAGGAATGCTGGTAATTTAGGCCCTATGACAGCTTCATTTGCTAGATTCGAAGTTATGTCTATACCCATTTCAACCCCATCCTCTTCCCTCCTCAATATATCTCCAGACATTGTCAATTTTGCAAACTCAGATGATAATGCTTTATTTAGTAATGTTGACATCCCTCAATATTCTTCTATCTACCAGGATATAGATTATTCAACCGGGTTAATTCCTACTAATTTTAACCTTTTAGTTAGTGGCAATGCTAGTTATGCTTTTGTCCAAGACTCAAACTATACAGCAACTGGGTGGGTTAATAGTAGGTATAATGGAAGTAGAGTTTCATCAATAGATTTTAATATATAAATAATTATGGGATTATCACCATCAACACAAATTTTATTACAAGAATTAGAACAAGAAGAACTTCGTTTAGGCTCTATTAATGGAGTTTTGGGTGGACTTCCTGTTGCGGAACAAACTCAAGATTACTTTCTAGTTTTTAAAGGAGTGGGAGGAACAGGACCTGAAATAATAGATAACACGGCCTATTTTATTCAATATGTAGTAGATTCTGATGGTAATATATTTAAACCATCACAAGGTTCTATAGCAAGATTAAATGTGCTCCAAAATTTTCCAACTGGGAAATTAGCCACTGTGCGAATAGACAATGCTTCGGGTATTAATACTCAATTAGATGGTGATCATATTGTAACTGGGATAGGAACACAACAACCTCTTTTATATACTCAGTATGGTATCCCATCTTCAAGTTATACTCAGTCTATAGGTTTTTTAACGCCCGGTGGTGCTCCTGCGGGTACTGTAGCTGAAGTTCCTGATATTTTAGGGGGCATGATTAAAAATAGTTTTACTTTTAATAGTAGTTCTTTAACTGCTATTACTGATTATACCTCAACATTATTATCCCCCCTTGAAGGAGCCAACATTAACTTACCAGGGGGGCAATATATCATTACTAACTCAGCTATAGAAAATATTAATCAAATTAATATTAAAACTTCATATGTTATATCTAATTTAGGTAGTACTCAAAGAGAAGTTATAATTCGAATTGTAAAAGATTTAGTTGAATGGGAAGATAACTTTACAATCAAACCTGGGCAATTCCTTTCCAGAACTCTAAATGTTTCCTATACCCCTGACTATGTAGGTACATATGATATTCTTAATATTAAGGTTTACGCTTCTGCCCCTATATATTTCCAATCCCTTAAACTTGAAGTCCCAAGCACAAACCCAATGCCCCCTGCTAGAACCCAAACTACTTTTTGGTCAACAGGAAGTCATACAGATGTAACTTGGCTAACTGCTTCTAGTTATCTTTCTAATAATTATGGAAACATCCAAGATTCAGATAGTTTTCCTCAAGCTATAAGTTTTAATTTTTCTCCTATTAAAACTCAATTTATACCTCAACCCGGAGATAGAATAAGGTTTGAATATAATCCCCAAAAAGATTATATTATATATGAAGTGATTTCACCTGATGAAGATAGTGATGGATTATTAAAATTAAAACTAAATAACATTATATCACCTAACACCATACTAGATAATTTTGTTTTACATAGAGTAGACAATTCTATTCTTAAATATATGATATTAGACGTCCCCAAAGACCCTGTAATAGATAATCCTGAAAATCCATTTACAGGACTAATTTTACCTAAATATCCATCTGAAAAGCTTAAGAACAATTTAGAAAATATTGTACTTAAACTAAAGGAAGCTGGCGTAATACAAAATTAAATTTTAACATATTTATTACATATAAATTAAAATAATGGGATACTTAAATAATTCTGTCGTAACAGTAGACGCTATACTAACTAATAAAGGTAGAGAACTATTAGCTAGAGGTGATAGTTCTTTCAAAATTACCCAATTTGCTCTTTCAGATGACGAAATAGATTATTCTCTATATAACCCAACTCACCCATCCGGAAGTGCTTATTATGGTCAAGCATTAGAAAATATGCCACTTTTAGAAGCATTTCCTGAAACTACTCAAAATTTAAGATATAAATTAGTTACTCTACCTAGAGGAACAGCCAAAATGCCTATATTGGATATTGGGTATGCCGCTATTACCTTAAAACAAGGAGCTTCATTAGCTATTACTCCTCAAACTCTTAATTATTTAGGAGCTAACCAAGTATTTGAAGCTAGTGGCTACACAGCTACTATAGCAGATGTTAGAGTATTATCTACATTTAATGGGGTAAGTATTCAAACATCTGAAGCTACTGCTTTGAATTCAACTCAAACATTAGGAACTAATGTATCTAAAACTATAGTTGGAACTACAATTAATCTAACTGCTACAACAGTCAATACATTATTTGGAACAAGCACTCAACTATATACTACTCTTCAAATTGTTGGTAGAGATAGTGGAGCTAGAGTAACAATCCCTGTAACAATTACCAAAACAGCTTAATATAAAATATGTCATTCAAAAGATTAGACCCCGAAGATTTTTTAATTAGTGCCGATTCAGTTACAGCTGGAGCGTGGACTGGTAATACTCCTACCTTAACTCAATTTTTTACTTCTTCGGTCCAAGTAGCAGGAGCAAGCGGAAATTATTATGTAAGTGTATATCAAACTGGCTCTACTTTAGATGAAGCTGAAGTTCAATTTAATATAGCTTTTGGTAATAGTGATGGCTCTGGCTCAGTTTTGTATGATGCTGGTATTGGTGGTAGATCTCCTTCCTCAACTATATTTGGGCAATTCCAAAATATTGTTTTAGGAGACGAAAATAATAATTTCATTTTTGGAGACACTACTCCCATTAATCAAAGTTTTTATGCTATAACAGCCAATAGATCTAAATTTAAAGGTAGTATTTTCCCAGGCACGTTAGATTTACGCCTTCAATCTGCAAGTTCTGTATTAAGATTAACAGATAATAGTAACGATACAGCAGTTGTAACCTTTAACGAAGCAGGTAGAGTATACCAAATTGTAAGTGGTTCCGGAGGAAGAGCTTATACCGGAACAGGATACACAACTACTTCAGGATCATATGGTCTATTCCTTCCAGACATTGGAACCATTATATTAAATGCTTCTGCTTTAGACTTATCTGTAGCTAATGGAGGTGTCAACTTATCATCCAGTTATGCTTCAAACACATCAGCTAATAATGCTGGAAAATTATATTCGGCTATTTCTGGTGGAGCTAACTTCACTCTAAATAGCCAAGAAAACGTAACATCAGATTATGTTTTTGTTAGAGCTCGTAACTCAGAATTTAACTACTCAGAAAATCCATCATTTATATCAGGTTCAACTGGTGAAGTATTATATGATGATTTTATAAATGCTCCTCAAACATTTATAACCACTATAGGTCTATATAACGATGCTAATGAATTATTAGCGGTAGCTAAGTTGAGTAAACCACTTAAAAAAGACTTTACTAAAGAAGCTCTTATTAGAGTTAAATTAGACTTCTAATGAATGAGTTACTTAAAGACACTCACCAGCAATGATGTAATCGTAACACCATTTACGATTAATAAGACCTTTTCTGGGCAGGAGTATTACTCATATTTTACAGGTTCAAACATAGCATATCCCTTAGGAGGGGAAAGTGAAGGTACTGCTAGTGCGGCTTTAGTATTTAATTCTATTAAACACCTCTACTACAGCAATTACATTTCAGGTAGCAATGGTTTAATATCAAATGCGTCCACTGCTTCATTTAATAGTGACGGGACTATAACTGGCCCTGCTTATACTACCAATTACATAAACTTTTTACCTAATACTACCGGATCTTTAAGATATTATGTACCTAATGGGAATATTGGTGTGGTATCTATACCATCAAAATTTTATGGTAATTTTATCCAACCTAATTCTCTCCAAATAACCCTATCCTCTAGTGCTATATCATCGGGTTCATATTTTGATGATGGTGAAGGAAATATAATATCCTCCTCCACCCACGCTGGTAATATTATTTATGAAAGTGGAATTATAATATTTACAGGCACAGGAAGTGGAGTTGGGACAACATTCTCAACCCCTTCAATATCATTTCAGTCCTCAATAACAATATATGAAACCCAATATAAATGTACTATTAGGGCTAATGAGTATAATTACTCACTAAACCCCTCGTTATTAAAAAGTGGTTCATTAAATACTTATAAAGATTTTACAACAGGGTCTGATTTTTCACCTTTTGTTACAACTATAGGTTTATATAACGAAAATCAAGAGTTATTAGCTGTTGCCAAGTTGGCTCAACCACTTCCAACTTCTCAAACAACAGATACAACAATATTAATAAACATAGATAGATGAATTGGTTTTATAATGAAAACGAAATTGATAACATATCACAATTTCCCGAAGGAACTTATGGATTTATCTATAAAGTAACACACCTCCCTACTAACAAAATTTACGTAGGTAAAAAAGTTCTCTACCACAACCAAAAAAAGAAGCTTACCAAAGCTGAACTTGAATTATCAACGGGTAGAGGTAGAAAATCATTATATAAAGTAGTCCAAAAGGAAAGTGATTGGAAAACATATTATGGCTCTCAAAAAGACATTAAAGACCTAATAACCCAAGGTAAAAAAGACGATTTCAAACGCGAAATACTTCAACTTGTCAATAATAAAAAGTTATTAACTTACTTTGAAACTAAATGGTTATTTATAAATGGAGTATTAGAGCATCCTGATTTATATTATAATGATTCAATCCTTGGAAAATTTTACACAAGTGATTTTAAGTAATTGATATTCTAGGTAAATTTTTTTAATATATTTATAACAAAACTAACAAAATGAAAAAACAAATATTGTCTGAAGAATTTAAACGCATGCAAAAGCTTGCCGGACTATTAACAGAAGAAGAACAAACAACATTAGCTGAAAATCAACAGCCTAAAATAGGTGATAAAGTAGATGTATTTAATCCTAAGAGAAAATATTCAGGATGGGGGTCTGATGAGTATTTATATAATGCTGAGGTTGTAAAAATTAATGGTCAAAAACTTACTGTTAAAGATCTTAATGATGATGAATACGAAGTTGATTTGGTCGATATCGGATCTTAACTAAAAATTTAAAAAAATATTTAAAGTTAAGCTTGGGAAACCAAGCTTTCTTTTTTATATTATGGTTATGCTCAATCAACCACTGATTGCCTTAGTTAACTCTGTATTAGGTACTGGTAAACAGACATCAAAAGGAATTTTTGCCTATCATTGTCCCTTTTGCCACCACCATAAACCTAAACTTGAAGTAAATTTTACTGAAAACAAACAAGGGCATAACCCTTGGCATTGTTGGGTTTGTAACACTCGAGGTAAAACCATAGTAGGA